TTCTCCGCCACGATGGAATAGTCGGAATACATCATGTTCATGGTGATCCACCAGCAGGGCCGAGAAACCTTTTCCCAGGTCATGCCCATGCTCTCCGCCAGGGCCGTGGTCTGCTCCATGGGCCAGTGCGGGCCGGCGGTGCCGTCCTCGTTGACCATGTGAGCCGCCCACGCCTCCGCGTCGGCCTTGGTCATCTCCCGGCCCGTGCAGATAGCTTCCTCTGCGCCCTTGAGCATGTTGAGGCATTCCACCATCGCCATGATCCCCTGCGCCGCGTTAGGGGTGGCAGGATTCCGCATATACTCCCGGATGCTGTATTCCAGCTTGGGAATATACGCCTTGATTTGCTCATGCAGATTCTCCATGGTTGTCCTCCTCTCCGGCCGTCGGGGCCTTCATGGCCTCTTTGACCTTATCAATGGCAGCGTTGCCGATCTGGTTGCCGATGCTGCGGCCGGTAGGTGTGGCAGCCATGACGCCCAGCAGCATCCCGATTAACAGCTGAACCATGCCGCGCCTCCGTCAGATCCGCTGGACCCGTAGGGCCACGTTGTCAACGGTGGCTTCCACGCCAGACAGCACCAGAGTCAGAGCCGCACCGGCAGCACAGCAGGGCTGCCGCACCAGCGCCGTGAGATCGAGGTTGACCGTGCCGCTGGCCGCGCCGGTCTCGGTGGCAGTGGCGCCGGGGACAGCTACGCCGTCCTTGTAGAGCGTGACGGTGACAGCTCCGGCCGCCGTGAGGGTGGCGGTGATGGAGGCGTCCACGTCATAATAGCCGGTCCCGGCAAGGTTGACCGCGTTGCCGTTGAGGGCAATGTCGCAGCCGTACCGCCGGATCAGGCCGCCCAGAGGAATGACGCCGCCAACAGCTACCGCCGTGGGAGTTTGCATGGCAGTGTACAAAGCAGATTTACAACTCATAATACTCTCCTTTCAAAATTAAAGGGCGGGGCACCGGCCCCGCCCTTTACCCGGCCAAAGGGGCCTGAACTATTTCCGATGTGGAAAAGTTGCTCAGATGTTGCCGCTGCCGTTGCAGCCGCAGGATGCGGGAATGATCTGGCCGCTGCAGGTGGACGCTACGCCGTACAGATTCGGCTTCGTCAGCATCCGGCCCTCGATGGCATCCAGCCGGCGGTTGAAGCCACAGCAGCAGTCGGAGATCTTCGCCGCCAGAGCGTCGGTCTGCTCTTTGGTGAAGATGCCGTTCTTGAGGTTCTGGTTCTCCATCTTGAGATCGAAGATGGTCTCCTGGAGGCGCTGCTCATAGATCCGGCTGGCCTGAGAGGTAATGGCCTCCGTGCTGGCGTTGATGGCCATACGGGTGTCATTGCTCTGCTGCTCGATGAGGTACTGGGTCCGGGCCGTGTCGGCGATCTCCTGTCTCTCGATCTCGCAGTTGCTCACCCGGTTACAGCCCTCCTGCGGGGGGCAGGGATTGTTGCCGCGATTCCAGCCCCAGCCGCCGCCGAAATTCCCGCCGAAAATGGCGAAAATCACGATGATGACAAAGAGGACTGCAATCCAGCTCATACCAGTGCTACGATCTTCCATGTGTTCGTGCTCCTTTCGTGTTTTTATTCCAACCGGCTATTTCAGCCGGGGGAATTTGGTGAAACCGCCCGCTTTCCCCTTCTGAGGGGTCTGTGAGCCGTTCTGTGCGCCGCCAAGGATCTTGTTAGCATCGGAGCGCAAAGCCTCCGGTGTGGTCCCCAGAAGGCCGCACAGGGCCTTTGCCTGCATGGTCTTCCCATAGCGAGCATACAGGCTGTTGGCAATATTGGGATCAATGCCCAGCCGTCTGGCTGTGCTCTGGACGCCCTCCAGCGTGTCAGCCGTCCCGCTGATCGCCTGCTCCGCCTTCTGCACCGCGTTTTGCAGGTCGGCGCTGGGGAACATCTTCGACGCGGCCGCTATGATCTGTTTGAGATCCATTTTCCTTCAGCTCCTTTACCTGGGCCGATAGGCCCTTGATGATCTCGGCCATGTCGCTCATGGCCGACTGCATCTCACCCATCAGCTCCTCCTGCGTCTTGGGCGGGGTGATAACGCCCAACTCCACCAGCTTGTCATAGTACTGCTGGGTAGTGCCCTCCAGTTCCGTGTAGGCCGCTGCGGTCTTGCCGATAAGCTGCTGACGGTTGCCAAAATAGTCCACCTGCCAGATGTCCGCGCCGTCGATGGCGCACATCAGGCAGCTGGAGCCCGTGTATCCTGCGATCGCAAATTGCTGATCCATAGCGCACCTCCTTGATCTATCTCAATGGTAGCAAAATTCCGGACAGCCAAACTGCCCGGAAACTGCCTGTATTCTGCCCTCAAACTGCCCAAAGAAAAGCCGTGTCCGATTCGGACACGGCTTTCTCTATCCCTGCATATCATCCGCTATTTTTGCGTAGGCCCGCCGCCGGATCTTGGCCAGACCGTCCACACTGACGTGCAGTCGGTCGGCTGTCTGGATGCAGCTTTGGCCATGGACATCCACCGCCAGCACCGCCGTCTCTTCGTCAGCTGGCAGGCCAACCAGCCGGACGGCCTGCTCCGCCCGCTTGGGGGCCATGCCGGATAGCATAGCCCGCAGCGCCTTATGCTCACTGTTCATGCTCGCAGTTTCAGCTTGCAGAACGGGATATCCCGTGGGCGTTTCCGCCGCCTCACATCTCCTTTCGTTATTTCCCGGCCAAACGGGCGTTCTTCCGGACTTTCTCGTTTACAAGCGCCTTGTTGTAATGCCGGATGCTTTTGCCTACCCCCAGATACTCAAAAAGTGCGTTCCGCTGCTTCTCGCTCAAACCGGGCATATTGTACACCGCCTGCATGATCAGCAGCCCCTTGCTGTTGGGGATCGTCTCCCCGTTTCTGTCCTTGACGCTTTCCAGATCGGACACCTGCGTTTTCAGCGCCACATAAATTTCCGGCTTAATGCCGTACTTCTTCTGTGCCTCCTGTGCTTTCAACACCCACTTGTCCGTGATCTCATAGGTTTTGTCCGTCTCGTGCAGTGCTGTCTTTTTGGCGTAGGTCTCCGCGCTGGACAGGGCCTTGTCCTTCTGCTCGTCAGTGAAGGCCCTGAACACCTGGCTGTCCTCCAACCCGGATTCCATGGAGCTGTAAAGCGCGGACTTCCTGCGGCTGTATACGATGTAGTCATCGGAGCTGAGATCGTTTTCCGTAAATTTGTCCTCGCCCTCGCCGGTGCCGTACCGGTCTTTCGCACCAATCAGACTTGCAGCCGCGTCCGGGAGCCTGAAATCCTCATCGTTTTCCCGTTCCTTGTCCAGCTTGCTCCGCATACTGCTGTCAACGGAGCTGTTGTCCAGCGCCATGAAGTCTTTTAGCTCTTTGCGGATGTGTTCATAGGTGGTCAGGTCGCCCTGCTCCAGCGCCTTGAACGCGAGATTCAGGTACCGGCTTTTGTTTGCGGTGCTGTAAATATTGTATGTGAATTTCTCAAACTCATATTCCAGCGCCACGCTGCCGGTAGCTTGGACAGCCGTCCGGACTGCCGCCATTGCGTCCCGCTTGATGTTGGCCACCGGAAGGCCGAAAAGTTTAGAACAGGCTGCAAACATATTTGCCAGCGCTTCTTCTCTGGTCTTTTTGCCGCTGCCGCCCATGCTTGCGGTGAAATCTTTAGAGGCAGATACAATGTCAGAAAACACCTGCATGTCCGTCCGGGATACGCTGTACCCCTGCGTCAGGGAAAGAATATCCTTTACAAACGGGATGCTTCCAAGCTTGTTGACGTTACTCCCAAGGTTTCCTTCCAACACAATATGCTGCAGCAGCTCCTTGGTGGCCTTCTCGTCACCGGTAATGCCGGTCAGTGCCGTCAGGAACTTTTCCCAATAATCCTTGTCCGGATCATCGTCACGCCCTGCGTCTGCAATGCTCTGGGCCAGTGCGTTAACTACGTCCGTAACCAGCAAAGCAGCTGCCGCACGTCCCACGGTTTTAATGGCCTTGCTCCGCTTGGCAGGGTTCTCTTCATAGCGCATATTGTCCCATGCCCGCATGAACACGTTCAGGCTCATAATGGGTTCGCCCATGAACGATGTCGCCTGCTTGGCAAGGTCGCTCTTGCCGCGCATGATGTTGGAGCGCTGCAAAATGCCGTCTACCACCTGCGTCTGGTCGATCATGTCGGTGAACACTTCATTGACTGCGCTGTAAAATTCGCCGCTTCCGGCCCGCAGATTGGGCCTCTCCCGCTTCACCTGCCACTCGCAGGCGTTCCAGAGTGCGCCCCAGGTAACGGCGTCCGCTTTTCCTGCGGGAGCGCCAGCCTTGTCATTGATCTTGTTGGCGATGCCCTCCTTGCCGTAAAACCGATCATTCAGGGTATAGGGGGAGGAAATGTCAAAGCTGCCCACATCCTTCCGCATGGCAATGGGAGAATGCGTCAAAGCTTTTTCCCAGCCGTTTCCCTTCGTCACGCCGCCGGTCAGTCCTCTTGCCATGTCAGCAGGGTCCAATACGGCGGATGCCCGGAAAAAGGCGGTCGGCTGCTGGATGACCACACGCACGTTCGCACCGACGGCAGCGCCCTTAAAGCTCCCGATGCCTTTTGCGAATTTATCCGTCAGCGGTTCAAAATCCTTTGTTTTGATTCCGTTCTGGATGTCGCCCATCAGCTTCTGCCAGTACTGCTGAGATCCCTGTCCGCCCTTCTCTTCCAGGAAGCCCTTTACGGTCTGAACGAGATTGCCTTCACTGTCCCGGAACTGGAAATTGTACAGCCGGTTCGCGTCCTCCATGGGGCACAGCCACGCTGCGTAGTCAATCATATCGGATGCGTGGTCCGCGAAGGTGTCAAACACCCCTCGGATGCTCAACGGCGTCGCCGCGTTGGGCTTTACAGCCTGCGCCATGCCGATATTCTTAATGGAGCGCACATTCCCGCTGTCCTTCTCCTGCGAACTGTGCAGTGCTTCCTTTGCGGATTTGATGGGCCAGTAGTCCTGCTCCGTGAATTTCTTATAGCCGTAGGCTTTCATGCTGGCCTCGTTGCCGTAGTTGGCAAGAACACCGGTGGTCAGCTTCTGCAAACCGTCCGCGATCCTGATCTGCTCCGGGGTCAAAACCCTCACAATGGACTGGATATCCTCTGCGGAAAGATGGATCACGTCCGTTCCTCTGGGGATCTTGGTCTTGCCGGGGATCTTGATCTCCGGCTGCACGATGCCGCCTTTCAGCAGGTGGTCCTCCGCCTGCTTGCGTTCGCTCAGAAGATACAGCTCCATGGCCTGTGCCGTGGTCAGGTCCAGCTCATGGCCTTCCGTTGTGGTGAAATGGTGGACTTCCTCATTCATGGACGTCACCGCGTTTTCGCGGATGCCGGTTTTCGCGTCGCCCAGAATCTGGTGAACCTTCTCCGCCACATCCCGCGCCATGATCTCCTGATGGTCCTGCGCGTTCCGCAGCATCCGGTAAATGTCCTTTCCGGTCTGGCCGAAGTGGGCAAAGAACGTATAAGGCGTTTCCAGACTGATCGCCACGTTGTTCCCCAGTTTCCGCCGCCGGGTCATGCCGTCCATGCGGAGCGCATCAGCAAACTGCTTGGTGGTCTCGAATTTCTCCGACGCTAGCGTCTTGCCTGCCGTGGTCACGGAATGCTCCACGGATTTCAGCACGTTCCACATAGTTTTCAGCTGCTCCGTGGTCAGATCCGCAAGGCGGGTGTCCCCCATCTTGATGACCTCGCTGAATCCACCGGTCACATCGTCGCCGCCCAGAAGAGACGGGTCCACCACCATATCGCCATCCTGGGCGATCTTCTGATACTGCTCCTTCAAATTCTGGAACGCCACCGTCCGGTTCGTCGGCGTGCCAGGTTCCTTGTAGATTCGCTCCCCTGTCACGGGGTCCAGCGTAAAGGACCGTGCATTGGGGCTGCTCTCCTGATTGATGCTTTCCAGCACCTTTGCCACGGCGGAGCGCATATCTTCCGGAATGTGCTGGTTGTCCGTGGGCCGCAGCAGCTTTTGAGACAATGCGCTGGCATGGCGAACAATCTTAGCCCGCAGTTCTCTCCGCTTCTGGTTGTCCCGCCGGGTCACGTCCTTCTCCCGGTAACGCTCCTTCAACGTCTGTACCTGCTCCGCACGCCGGGTCCGTTCCTTTGCCAATGCCTGCGCCGTGCTTCTTAGCCGCTTTGCGTCTTGTCTGCCTTGGGCCATCTGTCCAGCTAAAAAGGCGTCATTTGCCGCCTGTCTGCCCTGAAATCTGGCATCCTGCACCTGCTCCGCTGCCCGGTCCGCAAAGGTCTTTTTCGTCTGAGGAAGGTCAAAGAACCGGTCCATAATGTCATTGGAGATAGACGCCACGGCCTGTCCCATGTAGCCTTCAAAGGGGTTGTACTCCGTCACCTTGTACAGCCGGTTCGCCACGTCCGCGATCCGCTGCACCTGATCGGAGATGTTGGTCTCCTGTGCCTCGTTGAAAAACTCCGGATACTGGCTGGACAGCTCGGAATAGATCTGGTCAACATTGGTGTGCTCGCCCTTGCTGATTTTCAACTTGCCGAACAAGCTCTTGCGAAACTCGTTGAAATCCGTGATCTCGGCGGCATCCGCTTCCGTCAGCGTCAGCTTGATGTCTTTCAGATACTTCCGCAGACCAGCGTATTCCTTGAATGCCCGATCGTCCACCTCTACGGCGCTTTCCGCGATCCGCTCCGCAATGGCATCAGACCGTCTCCGCGCCTCTGCATAGGTCAGCTCGTCCTTGCCGTCCTTGCCGCTGGCAATGTAGTCATACAGGCTTTGCAGGTCTCCGGCAATGTCGCTGCCGCTGATCTCTGCGCCGTAGTCCTTTACCAGCGCGTCCGCCGCCTTCTGAACGGATTTCCGGTCGGTGGTTACGCCCTGAGACCGTCTGGTCTGGCCCTTCCAATACTCAACCCGCTCTTTCAGGCTCTCGTTTTCCCGTTTCAGCGCCGCAATCTCCTGCGCGTTCTCCGTGCCTTTCAACGATAGGAACTGCGCCAATTCCGAAACATGGGGCTTCGTGCCATCTTTGAAATATGCTTTGATGTCATTCAGCACCTTGCTGGAATGGGTCCCCCTGGGATATTCCGTGCTGGAAACTGTCTGCCCATCCGGGGTGTCCAGATCAAGAATGACTTCGCCCCGGTTTTTACCGATAAAGTCCGACAGTGCATCCATCTGGGATTTTGTTGGCTCCACAGAGAGGTTGATCCCGCCGCTTTCCGGGGAAATGCGGATATTGCCCTCGCTCATAAACTGCACCATAGAGCCGGAATAATCATCCCCACCGTAATCCTCACCGATAGCGTCCCGGATGTCCCGGTGGTCTACGGTCCGGTATCCGCCAGGGCCGCCCTCGTGCTTGCCGGAGAAGTCCAGCTTTGTGCCTGCCGGGGTCAGATATCCGGTCTCGTTCCAGTTGTAGGTTTTGCCGAAAAACGCGATTGCCTTTTTCCGGTGGTCCCGCTGCTCCGCATCGCTGTAATCTTTCAGGGAATATCTGGTCTTTTCTTTCGCCTTTTCAAAGGCTTCTTGCATGGCGGTCTTACCGCTGCCCTCTCCAAAGGAAAGATTCCCATTGACATCCCGGTTCACATATGTTATTCTACCAATAGAACCATACTTGGTTAACCCCGATGGCAATTGGAGCCGTAGGGCCTCTAACCAAGCATCGGTTCTTTTTTTGTTTGGATCAACGTATAAGATTTCAGAAGTATTGATCGCGTTTTGTGCGTTTCGCTTGCCATATGCGCTTGCGATTTTGGCGAAATCAAGGATCTCTCCCCGCTTATCCTGCGGGCGCAATTCCAATGCAACCAATACGGGGGAACCCTCTGCATCCATTACTTCTCCGTAAATCGTGATACGATTCGCCACGGTCTGGGATTGCATGACTAAAATGGGATACTCTAAAATCTGCGGCACATTTTTAATGACATCCGCTGTCATTTCTGGATGCTTGGACAGGATTTTTGCAATTTTGCTCTGATCCCAATAGATCTGATAATCGTTAACCCCGATAGACTTTAAAGCCTCAGAAGTCGTACCAACCTTGAAGTAACCGCCGGTTTTCAGGTTGCCTTTTTCATCCCTGTCATTTACCCAAGCATCAAACTGTCTGGTGAAATCTTTATTCAGGGAATATCTCGCCTCACCGTCCTCCGTGGCGGTGTTTTTGCTGTTCAGACTTTCCGCCTGCTTGCTGGCCGCTTCAAATGCCGCCTGCAGCTTGCCCTCCACGGTCTGGGCCTGTCGCTTGGCTCTGCCGGTCAGCTTGCCCACGATCTCGTGGATGGCGTCCCGCAGCTTTTGCAGCAGCGTCCGGTCTGCGCTGTGCTTCCGGATAAAATCGTCCAGCACGTCGCTGTTGGCAATCATCTCACCGGCGTAGTTGGCGGTAGCCTCGTCCAGCGCCTGTTCGTAGCTGGTTTCAACGCCCGCCCGGTTGTACTGGTCAAGCAGGATGTTCGCCGCTTCCTGCACGTCCGGCATACTGGTAACAGCGTTCCGGAACGCCCGGTACTGCTCCGGGGCCAACTCCTGCACCCGGTGCGTCCATTCATGGCCGACCACCTGCAAAGCCGGGTCTGCTGCGTCCTTGGCAATCAGAACGTCGCTGCCGTTGATCTGGCCGTTGGCCTGCCCGCTCAGCACCTGATCTACCATCCGCGTCCGCACGCCCAGTGCCTTTGAAACAGTGTTTACCTCGTCGGCAACGGTGCTGTCCATTTCACGGGAAACATAATCGTCAAACACAAGGCCGCTGTCCGTTCCGGCGGTCTTGGCAAACTGCGCCGCCCGCTTTTCTCTTGCAAGAGACGCTGCCGCGTCATTCTGCCCTGCCGCATACGCCGCAAAGGATACCGCGCTGGTGCTGTTTGGATTCTTCTGGTTGGTCATGCCTGCGTGATACGCCCGCAGAAATTCCCCAGCGTAGTCACCACGGTCCGTCCCCTGATACGCCGTCTGAAACGCCTTCCTGCCGCTGTCCCCCAGCTTGTCTGCAATACCGGTAAAGGTTTTCTGCACGGCGGCTTCTCGCTGCCGCAAAACCTGTTCCTCCATGGAAACGGGATTGCTCACTGTTTGCCGCTGGACGGCTTCCTGAATGGCCCTCTGCGCGCTTTCCTGTGGGACCTGTGCGTCCATTTGTGCGGGGGTGGTACGTGTACCCTCCTGAACGTCTGCGCGCTCCTGTACGCCCTGCTGTGCGTCCTGCTGTGTGGCCTGCTGTGTGGCCTGAGTGGAGTATTTATTTGTGCGGTAAATGTTTGCGCTATCAAGTACAGTAGACGGTAATCCAGCTACGCCAAAAGACAATGCTGCCGATGCCGCCGTATCTTTTAACCGGTCAATAACTTCTCCACTGGAATATGCCCACTGCCCGTTATCAGTCTTATTTGCAATCTGTGCGCCAGCAATAGTACTGCCTTCCTGCAAAACTTCCTGTAAAGTTTCATTCCCTAAAGAAAGAGACCGATCAATCAAATATTGGCTTAGTCTTTTGGAGGCGTTTCCCGTAAGTGGGTTGTTCTTCAAAATTTGTACGGACTTTGCCAGTTCGTCTAATTGGAGTGCTTCCAGCCCTGCATTAACGCCGCCAACAATGGCTGCAACGTTTCGTGCGGTCTTTTCGGACACACCATTTTCCAACATTTCATTATAAGCAAGCCCCGCTTCGATCTCATAATTCTTTTCCGCGGAAGCAATTTTGAGGCCCGTCATAAAAGCGGTTGGAACTGTAACCACTTCTTCAGGAACAAGCGCCTGCGGGCCTGCTTGCCCCGCAATAGCCGCACCCGTTGCCGCCGTTGTTCCCGCTGCCAATGCCGTCGGGTTCGTCATCTGGTATACCTGTTGCCCCAGTAATGCGGCTGCTCCGGATATTGCTTCTGCCAGTTTTCCTTGCGGAACAAATTTATAATCTTCCCCCGCCAGAATATCTGCATACTTTTGTTTATCGGTTTTCCGCCCATTCATGCTTTTATAACTCTCTTCGCCATAGCGAGAATTATAATAGCCTTGCTTGGCGGAATTGATTAGCAAATCTTTAAGATCGGCCTCTCTATACCCCCCAGAAGCTAAAAGTTCTTTGTTTTTTGCTTCTTTTTGAGCTTCCGCCTGTTTTTCGATTTCGGCGGTCAATCTGGTGCGAGTAATATATTGCTTTTCAGTATCTTTAAGCTGTTTAGCATCGTACCGGCTATTGGGAGTTGCCGCGTTCCGGCTCACCTGCCCCAGCTGACCGGCATAAGAAGTCTGCCGAGACTGTGCATTTTCCGCAACGCGGCCCGGTGCCTTATTCTGCGTGGCAATCTCAAAGAAGGACTTTTTCTGTGCAGATGGCTTGTTCTTCCCGGCGTTCGTGGTGCTTTTTCTACCGCCATTGGTGGCCTTCCACTGCTGACGGCTGGGCGTAGTGCTGTTGCTGCGCGCCGGGCCTCGCACAGTAGGTTTTTGCGTCTGGGTTGGAGTCTTAACATCAGACAAATCCCCGCCCCACGCAGTCGTTACTTTTCTGAATACCGGCTTATCAGAGGAACGGGCAGTATTTGCCCGCTCCTCCTTGTTCTTTTTCTGGCTTTCCGCCGCAGTTGTGACTTTCCGAAATACAGGCTTTGTCGCCATGTGTCAGCCTCCTTACATCTGGAATCCGTAATTGGACGCAAGCTGTGTGACCTGCTTCTTCTGGGAATCGGAGAGATAATCCCAATACTCGTCAACAAACTTGTTCAGATTCTTTTCCGCATTAGCGGAGCTTTCCTCCGACAGGGAAATCATCAGGCTGTTGTACGCCCGGTTGAAATTCGATGCAGACGCGGGGTTGTTGTAGCCATAGGCGCTTTCCAGATAATCGTCGCTGTATCCCTCTTTGTGGAACGCATCCAGCACTTCCGGCGTAAAAATGCCCTGTTTGGCATTATCCTTTGCGACGCTCAGTTTCATGCCGCTATCCCCGCTTTTCTTGCTTCCACTGCTCTGACGTCCACTACTCCGACTGCCGCTCTGTGCCTTTGCCGTCTGAGCGATCTGATACGCCTGCCGCATCTTGTTAATCTGGCTGTCAGTGTAGCCCAGCGCCTTGTAGCCGGAGAAATCACCGTAGGCCGCAAGGTTGTCCGCCTGCTGAGCCAGCCGGTTATATTCGTCCTGAGACATGTTGTAGTCCCATTCCTTCTGCTTCCACTGATTGGCAAGTGCGTCCTGCGCCTGCTGATAGGCAAAATTCCGGTCCGTGTTCCACTGGTTCAGCTTGTCTCCGTACTCGCCGTACTCCCGGTTGTAAGCGTCGTTCAGAACACCCAGATTGTTCAGCTTGTCGCTGCGGTCCTGCTGGTACATTTCTTGCGCCGCCTGCTCCAGCTTGCTCATCCAGTCGTTGTATTCCTGATTGGCAACACTGGCCGCGTAGGAGGAAGCCAGACCGCCGGTGCGGGAGGACACCTGCCCCAGCAGATCGTTCATGCCCATCTCGCCGTTGGCGGCGTACTGGTCTTTCAGGGCAGCATACTGATCTCCCTGTTTCCAGTCCGCCAGATTGCTGTTGAGAATCTGGTCAATCAGCGCCCGCATTTCGGGATCGTAGGTATAGTCAAAGCTCGGCCTCCCGGCGTCGCTGGTGTTGAACCCGTTGTTGACCAGCCCCTGCAAAACGTCTGTGGGGGTGTATGTGCCGTTAAACTCGTCGTAAGACTTCACCAGTCCCGCTGCCTGCGCCAGCGGGGATGTGTCCGTACCCATCAGATAGCGGTAATACCCTGTCGAAGCGTCCTCCGGGTTGGTGGAAAGCCCTAACTGCGCCCGCCTGTCATTCACGCGGGATAACGCTCCGTTGTCTGTCACATAGCCGTTTTTGTCGATGCTGTAGCCGTACCCCGCCCGGATAGCGTTTGCCGCCTGGTTAGCCTGGTCCCCGGTGATTTTCCCCGCCTGCATCTGTGCCCGAATGTCCGCGATCTTCTGCTTATCTGCGGCGGAAAGCATCTCGTTGTCCGTCCATGCCCCGCTTTTGTTATAGCTGCCGTTCCCCGCGTTGATATCCTGATGTGGCGTATAATCCACTGTTCCTTTGGATGCCTTATAGGCATAACCGTTATTGTCGTAGAACACGGTATATCCGTTAGAAACGGCATATCCGCCCGCTAGGTCAGGACGTCTGCTCATATCCGCGCCTACCTGATAGGTCACGCCGCCCTGCTTGTAATTCTTCTGCTGGGAATTGCTGGTCGGTACGCCGTAAATGCCTCCGCCGTTGTTGCTGCGGTCATACTCAATGCCGTTGTAGCTGCCCTTGGAACTGCCGCTGGAAGAACCGCCGTAGGTCTGGCTGTAGGTCTTATTGGAGCCAGTCATATTCGGTTCCTTGCCGCCGTAGCGGTCATTGATCTTGTTCTGCCGCTCCTGCGTCAACTGTGCCCGTTCCGAAGAGGATAGGTCCGTCCGCTGCAATTCCTTGGAGTAGTCTTTGTTTTTGTCATAATATCCTGCCATCAGGTGGTCCCTCCTTTTGCTTCCAGCGCAGTGACGCGCTTGTCGATGTTCTGCACGGTGGTTTTAAGCGTAGCGACGTCCGATTGCAGAGTGCCCACAGAGGCTTGCAGCGCCGTCACGTTCTGGCTCAATGTCTGTATGCTGTTATTCAGCCCGGAAACCGTTGTTTCCAAAGTGGTGATCTGCCCCTGCATCGCTGTGACGCTGGACTGCATGGCCTGCACGTTGTTCTGCAGCGCCGCCACGATCAGCACCATTTCCGCCGTACTGGTTCCTGCCGAAGACAGGGTGCGGGTGAGATTGGAATTGTTGAACTCCAGCCGCTCCCGCATATAGGAAATGTAGCTTTCCAGCGTCCGCAGGCTGCCAGCAGCGTCCTGCGGGTCCAGATGGTTCAATTCCTTGTCAAAAATCGCCATTCTACACCTCCGAACCCACCCGGAACCGCCGGATCATGCCAAGGATCGCGCACGCACCCTGCCCGGAAAGCCGTACCTCGTATTTGTCGCACCGTCTTGGCCGTACCGGAAGAAGCTGCGGGCCTTTCCCGTGAATCCCGCCAACCTTCTCCCATTTGCCATTGTCGCAGCGGACTTCCGCCTGAATCCACGCCTTCTCTCCCAGCTCAAACCGGAGATACAGGGAGGAATACACCTTTTTCCCCTCCATAGTTTCATAGAACGGGGTAAAGGTTGCGCTCCAATCAACGACTTCCGAACCCTCGTCTGCGTCCAGCGCCCAAAGGGAACCGTCAGCGCCCAGCATATAAAGGAAGCTGTTGTACCGGCAGAAATCCAGAGCCTCCGTGTCATCCTCTTCCAGCCATACTCCCTGCTGGGTGTCATACACCAGAAGGTGCCACACGCCGCCGCTCTTGGCGGACATGTAGTAGTTTTTGCCGTCCGTCCCGCTAACGGCATCTGTAAACCGCTTGGCTCCGAACGTCTGCGACACCAGTGACGGCGTACCGCCGGAATAGGCGTACACCCCGTCCGGCCCCTTGTAAAAGAGAACGTCATTGATGACCTGCATGCTCTTGAAGCTGCCCTCCTGCACGCCGGTAATGTCCGAGGTGTAGAGGGCGTATTCCGCAGGGTAGCTGCCCAGAATCTTGTGCAGCAGGTTTTCCTTCCAGAAAAGCACGGAGGAACTCAGCTTGCAGCACCCGGTAAAATTCCCAGCAGAGCCCACCGCCAGTGCGTAGGAATCCGTGGAGATCCCCTGATACACGAAAAAGTTTTTCGGATCGCCTAAAGAGGACGCGTAAATAGTCTTGTTGGCGTTGCTTACGCCCCAAAGCCGGTTCTCACTCTCGCAGATGAAATCCAGATCCGGTATCTTCCGCTCGATTTTCATAGTCCCCGCTTCCGTGCAGGCAACCAGCACGTTTGCGGAGAATGTCAGTTTGTCTCCATCCACGGCTTTGATGACGATATCCTTGTTGTTTTCCTTTTTTGTGGTGCAGCCGGAGATCGTGATCCCGTCCCCGGCAGAGAATTTGGAGGAAAGCCCTGCCCCCGTCATGGTGATGCTGTCCGTGGTCACAACGGCGTTGGCCTTTTCAGCACTGGCTCCCAGCTCGTGCAGCGTGGACGTGTTCAGGTCCAGATATTTTTTGTCCGGCCAGATCACCAGCTTTGTGTTGACCACGGCAAACTGCTTTTCCCCTGCCGTCACTGTTCCAACCACATTGCCGTCATAGATCAGGCTCGTGCCGTCCACCACCACCAGCTTATTCCATGCGGTCACGGCGGTAGGGGACACATAGTCCCCCACCGGCAGCCGCCGCAGCCGTGTAGACAGATAGGGATACCTGCGGGTAGAGAGGTTCCGGCAGGCAGAAAAATTGCCGTCCGTAAAGTTGTCGGAGAAATTGATCCCCAAAAACTCTACGATCTGCTGTTTCGTTTTCTGCTCTGCGTATTTCAGACTTGGAAGATACATAGCCCCTCCTTACATGGTCTTGAACCAATTCCCGTCCGCTGCCGGTCGGTTCGTCCGCCGGTAATAGCTCCGGTATTCCTGCATGGCGCTGTTGAACACGGCCATGTCATTGGTGTACAGTTCTGTTTCCCGATTGTACAAATCGATCATAGCGATCACATACAAATGATACAGGCGGTCATACGGATGGGGCACCAGCAGGCTTGTGTTGGCATCCTCCGGCCACGAATAAGATACCGGGTCCGTTTTCAGCAGCTCCACGCTCAACTGCCCGTCCAATTCAGAGAGCCAGCCCGTGATCTGTTCATCCGTGTAGAGGTCAGGCCGTACCGCCTGTGTCTGGGCGATGACCTCTGAAATGGTTTTGTTCATAGTGTCTCCTTATCCGTTCCAGTCGGCCCGGGTCTCCCTCACATCAATATGCGTAAAGCCCTTCTGACTGTATACGCCCACGCCGCCCCAATCGGGCATCAGCTGTCTGGCGTAGGCCGCCACCGCTGCCGGGGTCTGTCCCCGCACGGTGATGTCCGCCGCCGTGCCGTAGCAGTGCTGGCTGTGGGCCACGCCGCCGACCTTGGTATTGTACTGTGGCGTCCGATACCCACTGTTGATGGTCACAGCCGCGCCGAAGTGACTGCGGATGCTCTGCAAAACCATCACCAGCCGGGGGGCTACCAGCACGGCATCGGAGCCGTCCTTGCAGGCAAATTCTTTCACTTTAAAATGGGTGGACAGCTTCTTGTTGCCGTCCATCGCCTTGGAATAGGCGTTGATCTCTACCATGGGTTTCTCTCCTTCCGGTTCAAATGCGTCCCCGCTTTTCAGTTTCCAGACGAGGAAGAACGGGATCACCCGTCCGTCCCCGGTAAAGCCCTTGCCTGTCGAATCCATGAAGCAGGTAGACCCACCGCCGTCCATCATAATGGCATTGTCCCATCCGGACGCGGCCAGCAGGTTCCGGAGCTGTTCCGGCGACCGCCGGACCTTGCTCACATAGTAGGCGAACCGCCCGTTCTTGGTGCCGATAGCTGTTCGTGGCGCACGGTAGCGCATATCCGCTCCGCAGTGGATGGGGTTGATCTTCTTCCCGCCGATGATGAGGTGGACACACTCCATGTAGTTCCGGTCCCCGTTTGGCACGGTTTTCACGCCGAAATCCCCCGGGGTGTCCCAGCTGATGGCCCACGCCCGGTAATTGGGGGCCTTGTAGACCTTACCGTCTGCCTTTAAATGGCAGGCCGGTGTCTGATTCCGCAGGAAAATGGAGCCATTGCAGATAGCGTCCCCGCCCGCCTCCGCCAGCATCTTCATCAGGTTGGCCGTGGTGGAGCGGAGACGCCGCTTATTGAAATAGATCTTCAAAAATTGGAGATCGGAGAGCGGGACGGTGCCCGCTCTCGTGCTCATGTGTGAGCCTCCGAATTCTGTTTTCCCTGATCGCTGGCCTGGCGGATGGCATCCAGCATATTCTTCACAAAGGCGGGGTAGGGGACCCCCATCACTGCCGTATTCTCCAGAATCGACAGGCCCTCATTTGCAATAAAGAACATGCAAACAGCGTCCCGTACAAAATCGCTGGATGTGGCCTGATCCAATAATGCCCCCATCCAGACCAGCGCCAGCATCACGCACTTCTTCGCCAGCCCCTTGAACCCGGCGTCGGAACTCAGCGCCCCGGTGCCGCTCTTGCTGGACTTATGCCAGATGGCCGCTACCATCCATCCGGTGGCGTAGTCCAGCACCATGAAACAGATCAGCACTTTCAGCGCCATATCCCAGCCCCCCAGAGCCTGGGCGATGGCGGAGCCAGCCGCAGCCAGCACCGCCAACACCGTATTTTTGATGTGTAAAGCGTTCATAGTACCCCTCCTTTCGGTGGTCACACCCGCACGGCCTTCTCAGGATGACCGCCCTCATCCCAAGTAATATCGTAGGTGCCCTCCGGGGTCTCCACCCGCACGGTCTGACCGGCCTTCGTGACATCGTACCGCATATAATCATGCAGGTGCTTCACGTCCTCCGGCTCCTTCTCCGCCTGGTTGAAGCCCTCGGCCATCTCAGCCTCGGTCCAGTTGGCAACGCCGCCGTCGGAATTCAGGTGGAAGTTGGCACCGGCCTCTTTCAGCTCCTTGTTGATGGTCTCGATGGTCTTGCCGTTCTTCTTGCCCTCGTTGATGATGTCAGCAAACTTCTTTTCCATAATGTATACCCCTTTCATTTTTTACGGCTTAAACAGCCGATTTCATTCGTATCTGTGGGACCTGCCGGAGGATTTGCCCCCGGCTTTTTCCCGTTACTTTACGCCTTTCAACAGCATGGTGGTTTCGTCAAACCGAGCGTTTCCGGGAATAACCAAAGCGGGGCGAACAGACCCCCTAGAATTATTCGCATATAGACTGCCAAAATCACCTTGGATATTAACATCACATACACTGTCACTAGTATCAATGTATGGCGAACGAAGCCACCAATTAACAGTCAACCCCTTTTTATATGCGATACGTTTGTTTTTGGCAGATGTTCCTGTACCAGAGCCAAAATAATCCAACTTAGCCCCATCTTCTGGAATTGAAGCATAGTTGCTAAGGCCAACTTCATAGCCACCCACCAAGAATACTTTAACGCCTAACCCATCTACCCCGCTCTTAATTGTGGTATCCGTACCACTTGGACAATAAGGAATTTTAACTTGTTTTATAACGGCTTGCTCTGCACTACCCAAGCTATTAAAGAAATCTCCATTGAGCCATGTGTTAATATCGCTACTTGCGTAAGTATTGATATTAGAACTGTTCCACACCCTGTTACTATGGCAATCCTTCCTCAACAACCAAGTCCCATTACAACTTGCATCATACAGGTCGGAATTACTGGGAATCCCCTGATTCACCACCAGATACTCCACCGCCGTGCCGCCCTCCATCAGCTTCACGGTGGACCCCACCGCAAGTCTGGAGGCCAGCACCCCCGTCACCGGTGCCGTATGCACCTCGCCCTTCCGCAAAAATAAACAGTGTCCCATTGTGTCACCCCTTTAGAAGCATAGTAGCCGCATCAAACTTAGCTGTTGTGGGGAGAATTAGGGCGGGGCGGATGCCATCATTAGAACTGGTAGGGTCTTTGTTAATAAGCCCGCCAGTGGCTTTGACGTGAAACACTAAATTTACAGTGCTCCACTGTGGCGAGCGTAACCACCAATAAACTGCATTTCCATCCAGATAGGAAATGCGTTTTGTATTTCCGCCCGTCCCTAAGATAAAATAATCTAACTTCGCACCGTCTTTAGGCAGCTCATTATCGTCATCTATTGTGAACCCAACCTCATATCCGCCTAGTAAAAACGCTTTGACAGACAGTCCATTAGTTCCGCTATTTATCGTTGAAGTCAAATTGCCAACGCAATATGGGATTTTTACTTGCTTGATAACAGATTGCTCAACACTACCTAAGCTATTAAAGAAATCGCCATTTAACCAAGTGTTGATGACGCTAGACGCATATTCGTTCTCGTCTAGGCGGTTCCACCGCCCTTTACTATGGCAATCTTTTCTCAACAACCACGTCCCGTCACAGCTTGCGTCATACAGACCGGAGTTAGAGGGAATACCCTGATTGACTACCAGATATTCAACCGCAGTATCACCTTCCATGAGTTTGACAACAGTGCCTACTGGCAAAGCACTTGCCAAAACACCGATTGATGGTGTTTTCAACGTCGGCACAATGCCGCTCATAATCACCTTACCCATTGTGTCACCCCTTTAGAAGCATAGTAGCCGCATCAAACTTAGCTGTTGGGGGGAGAATTAGGGCAGGACGGATTGAGTATGCACGATTAACACTATCTGTCCAGCGATACCCGCTTTCATTAACACAGTGGCCACTTTTAGTTGAATTAGTATCTACTGAGCGAGTCCACCACTTAGTGGCAACATTATTTAATTTTGCTATTCTATTTGAATCTGTTTCCAAAGCCCTAAAATAGCTCAATTTTGCGCCGTCTACGGGAAAATATTCAAACATACTCACTGTCCACCCCAGTTCATATGCCCCAAGCAAAAATATTTTAGTGCTCAATCCTTGACCAGCTTTATACACATATGAACTACTATTCCCTTCACAATAAGGAATTTTTATTTGTTTGATAATTGATTTTTCAACATTCCCCAACAGGTTAAAAAATGTCCCATTCAGCCAAGTATTAATAGTAGATGTGTTGTACGTATTTATGCGGGTATCATTCCAATTCTGCTCATTATAACAATCCTTCCTCAGCAGCCACGTTCCGGCACACGAACTATCATACAAGTTGGAATTACTGGGAATACCTTGATTAACCACCAGATACTCAACCGCCGTGCCGCCCTCCATAAGCTTGACAACAGTACCGACAGCCAAATCAGATGCAAGGATACCCGTGCTGGGCTTCGTCGCCCTCGCACCTCCAACCACCGTTACATGGCCCATCAGCTCACCTCCGCAACAATGGGGATCTCAACCGTGTTGGCGTCCCCGAAGATGGTAAACTTGATGCCGCCGTCATAGGTCTCGGCGTAGCCGTTGGTGATGCAGTTGAGGTACTGGTTCTCCGCCTCCACGAAGGCCGCGTAATCGTCAGAAGTCCCCGCCCCCGTATAAGCGTGGTCTACCAGTGCCGTGTTCTGGGCCGTCACCCCGGCGATGGCAACGCTCTGCGTCTTGACGCCGGTGGTTTCATCCTCCACCCATGTAGTCCCGATGGTGGCGGTGTAGGTTTTAACAGAACTAATCTCCGGCAGCTGGGAGGTAGGCACCTTGCCGTCTACAAGATCGGCTTTGCCGTTCCACGTCGCCCGGTCGGTGTCGCTGACCTCTTTGGGATGCACATGATCGGCGCGGGCGGCAAGGTCGGAGGTTCCGGCGGATGTGGTGCCGGGGGCGGCAGGGGCATTGTCGGAAAGGCCGAAGATCTCTTTTTTGGTAACAATCGCTCTTACAGAATCTCCTTCAAATGTAAGTTGAACAGAAGCTGCGTTTGATGTGCTTGCCCCGCTAAATGTGTATATGAATTTCTGGCTAACTTGAAAGAAAACCAAAAGGGGGAGTTCTTGATACGCCTCGTTATCCATAATGAGCTTCAGGCGAATTGCTTTCCCCGCTTCTCTTGCGGCGTTCACTTCATCTAGCGTTTTGTCTACGTTGGAAATGGTAATCCCACTGGTTGACACATTTGCATTCGCCTGAATGACAAAGGTTTCCGCCTTCCTATTCAGCGCCTCCCGAATGTCCGCATGGGCAGTGCTGTCCTCGTTGTGGGCAGTCACCGCTGTCGCCGCCGCGCCAGCTGTTTCCTTGTTATTCAGGGCGTTGCGAATGTCTCTGTGAGCGTCAACACTCTGGTTATGTGCCGTTACATAGCCCTGCGCCTCGTTCTTGGTGGCAAAGTCACCGCCGACAACTGCCTCTGCCTGCTTCGCCCAATACTTGGCGTTGTCCGTGTCCTCGCCGGGGCGGGTGCCGGTGCCGCCTACAGCCCAGCTTTGCGCGGTTTTGTTGATGCCGTCCACACCGGCCGCACTCTTTGCCGCCGCCGCTGCTGCCGCACTGGCCTGAGACGCGGAACTGGACGCGGACGTGGCCGACTGATCGGCAGAACTCGCCGCATTTGTGGCTGTGCTGGCAGCGCCCTGTGCCGTCTGTGCGCTCTTTGCCGCTGCCGCCGCACTGGCCTGCGCACTTGCAGATGCAGTCTCCGCGCTGGCCTGCGAGGCTGCAGCCGCTGTTTCGCTGGCCTTTGCATTGGTCTCTGCTGCCTGCGCCGCCTTCTGGGACGCTGCTGATTTTGCGGCACTCGCATCCGCCGCGCTGGCCTGTGCGGTCGCCGTCGCAGCACTCTCCGCCGCCGCCGTTTTAGAGGCTTCCGCAGAGGACGCGGAGCTGGACGCTGCCGTCTCACTGGCCTTTGCGTTGGTCTCGCTCACCTTGGCGTTGGCCGCTGCTGCTTCTGCCGCCGCCTTGGCCGTGGTAAACAGTGTCTCCATGCCAGCGATCTCCGCCTGCAGCTGGTCCTTGTCGCTGGGTGTGATGGTCCCGGCGTTCCCGGCGCTGTCCGGCAGCTCGGAATCCAATACCCGGAAATGCCCCGCCGCCGTAGTGATGGCCTTTGTGGTAGTCTCTCCGGATACCAGTACGCCCTTGATAGTAATGGTCGCCACGCCTGCGGTTTTCAGCGCCTCAGACGGTACATCCACCTCGTAAGCTCCGTTTACAAGCGTATCCAGACCAAGCACCAGCGCCACGGATGCGTTCCCCAGCGCATCGGTAAAATACGCCGTCTTGGCGGTGCCCTCCCATGCAGGGCCGAATGTCATCCGCAGGGTCACGGCGTTGTGGGAGCCGGTGGCTCCGAACGCTTCCCCGGTATATTTGATATACATGTCCTCAACGGACAGTGAAATAATGCGATTCATACGCCCTCCATAGAAAATGCGGGCAAACGGCAGGAAACCGTCTGCCCGCATCGGGTTACATATCGGCCAAAGCCTTGGCGCTGTTCTTCTGCGCCGCCATCTGTGCCTTGTAGGCTTCCATTTCCTGTTTCTCTGCGTTCTGCAGCACCAGCAGGAACTTCCGCTTGATCTGCACAGTCTCACCACGCATAATGCGGATGATCTCACCGTTGACGCCCACGATAATATCGCGGGAATCCGTGCGGCCCATGAGAGGTGCGGTATACTCTACCAGCTCCTCATTGGGATCCGTTACCTTCTTAGCTTCGCTCATACTGTCCTCCTATCAGGCGCTGGCAGTGGTCTCAATACGTACCATGTACTGCTGCACCAGAATTTCCGCCGTCTTGGTGGCCTTCCAGCCGACGGTGGCGCGCTGATCCAGGGGATCGCCGGAACCGGCGCTGCCCAGCTGCTTGACGATGTGCTGCAGACCGCCGCCAGAAATGTCCGTCACACCGTAGGCGTCATCCGCCAGAATCAGGGTGGAGTACACATCCCGCTTGTTGGCGACCTCTGTACCGGTGGCCTTGTTCTTGGCGGCATCCTTCCACACCTTGGCGCGGCTGGACTGCACAAAGCGGACGCCGTACAGCTCGCCGATCTCGTTCTTGTAGATGTTGGCGGTATCCACATACTCGTGGGGGCTCTTCCACTCAGGGTCCTTCATCAGGTCATACTTGGCGTTGGGATGGATGATGCCCACATAGTAGCCGTTGATCTTGGGAGCGTCCTGCGCCTCCAGAGTGCGCACGGCCTTCTTGATGGCGTCCACGGTCAGATAGTTGTTCTCGCTCTCGGTGGCGCTGCCGCCCACCAGATTGGCGCGAGCAGTCACAGAGCCGTCGGCGTACTGGACAATGGTACCGGCGTTCAGAATGTCGCGGGTGATGGTATCCAGGGTGCGTCCGGCCTGAGAGGCGATCAGCTTGGTGGCCTGCACCACGTTGTTGTCGATGGCTGCCAGAATCAGCATATCGGACAGGGTGACGTAGCCGCCGTACTGCTTCACGGTGGCCTCCAGCTTCTTCACGTTCAGGCTCTGGCCATCAGGGGTCACGCCTTCGGTAAGGGCGGTGGTCATCTCAGGCAGGGGATCATACTGGCGGAACTCAATGGTCTTGCCGCCGTTCTTGGGGATGGGGTGCTTCTGGGCAAACTGGTCATGCACAAGCTCCGGCTCTGCAAGGTCGATCAGATAGTCGGAGTAATAGGTCTTCATCTCCGCAGACAGGTCCTTGCCCTCGCCCGTCTGGGTAGTGGTGTTGGTCTTCATGTCCGCGAAGATCTGCACGAACATAGGGAACATAAACAGAGTATTCATAGAGTAGCCTCCTTGTTGTTGTCAGTTAAAAGTGATGGTTTCCCCCATCGCAGCCCGTCTGGCGATCTCCGCCCGGTCTGCCGGGGTCAGCTTGGAAACATCATCCTTCACAACAACGGCGCTCTTGGGCGCGGCTCCGTTCTCCTGGGGTCTGGCCCCTCTGGCGCGGATATTATCCGTTACGGTCTTTTCCGCCTGTGCCGTGGCCTTGCTGAGAAAGTCATCCATGTGCAGGACCTTGTATGCCTGCTCCACGCTGACGCCTCTTTGTAGCAAGGCGAGGAAATCGGGATTGGTGTTGATCTCGGTGGGCAGGTCGAAGTCTGCCAGCAGGGGGTCCTGCTTCATGGCCTCCGCCTGATCCATCCACGAGCGCAGCTGCTGTTCGCTGCGCTGACGGGCGTAATAGTCCTCCTGCGCCGCTCTCAGCCGTGCGTTCTCCTGCTGCATCTGCTGATACTGCCGGTACTGCTCCACGCTCATACCGGCTTCCTCTGCAGCCTGCTCCCAAAGAGAATTGTCCCGATCCACCGCCGACCGCAGGGCTTCAATGTCGCCGGGTGCCGTGCCGTAGCGAAGAGACAGGGCGTCCAGAATGGGCTGCTGTGCGTTCAGCGCTTTGCCCTGATCCGCCACGATGCGGCCCTGATCCTTTACCTTTTTCAGCCGTTCGCCTACGATCCGCTGTACCTCGGCGTCGAAGTCCGCCTTATAGTCACCGTTGATCAAATCCTTGAAGGATGCGCGTTGGTCTTGCTCCCCGGCGTCAGGAGCCGCAGTCTGCTTTCCGTAGACTACCTCGCCCGTTTTGGCCTGCTGGGCGACGTCAGGCCCGCCATTGGTCCCGCCCGTCTCGGCTCCGCCCTCTCCTGCTCCGCCGGACGCCCCGGAAGCGCCGCCGTCAAACAGAAACAGGCACATCGCCTTGACAAAAAAGTGTTTCATACGCTTGCTCCTTTATCATTCTTGCCGCGTCTGCGGCTTGGAACACAAATCAAATTCCCGGGCATCCACCCGTATATTGGCGGGGTATCCCGCCTCTAAACTCATTAGCCCCAGCACGGCAGCCTTCCACGGCTCCCCGCAGGGTCCTCTGACCGTCAGCATGAATACACCCGATCCCATGGTCTCGTCCTCTACCGTCACGTTTTCGGTGTTTTTGCACCAGAGGTAAAGCGTCTGGCAGATTGCGGAGACGGCGGCACATACCACGTCCTTCCCGCTCTCCGCGTAACCGGCGTGGCCCCGGCATTCCAGCCGAAACCGGGCTCCCTGGCGGCTGGCGTAAACACGGGTCATGCCCTGCTCCTCTCAGCCAGCCGTTCGCCGTAGCTCTTCTTGTTGGCGTTGACGGCATCCTGCCTTGCCTGTGCAATGGTGGCTCCACCGCCGCTCTGGCCTGTCTGTCCCTGATACCCCGGCTGCTCCACATTCATCCCCGCCGCCGCCTGGAACATGGCAAGCTGCTGCTGGAGCTGCTGCACCATGTTCAAAAGGGTCTGCCCCTGCTGCACCTGCTGCAAAATCTGCTCCTTACCTTCAAAGTCCATCATGGACAGGGCAATGATGCTCTGCTGGGCGTTCTCCGGATTGAAGAACCCCAGGCCATACAGCTCCTTTGCCCGCTCATACTGGGCTTCAATGGTAAAGGGACTGCGCTTCTGGGGTCTGATCTTCAAGTCGAACACAGGGCGCCGGAACATCTGCGCCGTATTCCCCGGCATCGCCACCGGCTGATCCTGCATCCCAGCGTTGTTGAAGTCCACAAACTCCATCTGCCCGTTCTCGCCCAGAATGCGGAAGGTGCGGGTCTCCGTATAAAACTGCCGGATCAGCTCGATCACCAGAGAGCAAACCTTCCGGTATGCCCGGTAGCTGCCCTGGATCATGTCGCGGCTCACCTTGTTGCCGGATTCCTGCAGCGCCGCGATAGCAGCCGCCGCCGTCACGCCGGAGGTGCCGCCGTTGTTCATGTCCCGGTTGGCGCTGGTCTCTTTCATCTCGTCGATCTTCATCTGATAGACGTCGATGTAGTTGCCCTCCAGAGAGGGTGGCACGATGGGCTGCAAATGCTCGTTGTCCAGTCTCGGCAGCTCGCTATGCACCACGGCACAGGAAGCGTCTTTCAGCTCATCTTCATTGATACCCGCCTGAGAAGATGCAATGTACCGGGTCTTGGTGCCCAGCAGACTGCGCTCCAGAATGTTCTGGCCCAGCTTGTCGATGTAAAGCTGTGGATTCTTGCAGATGGCAATCATGCCGAACCCATACGGCGTCCCCGCTTCCGGGAACATGGTGTCGAATACCACCGGGTACAGGCCGTGGTCATAATAGCCGCGCTCAGCATAGTTGGCGTCATTCTCGCTGGCATACAGGATGCAGTCCCCGGAGAACTTGCAATAATGCAACAGTGTCTTCCCGGTCAGGTCCTTCTTCTTGTAGTACCAGTCCCACACCAAACACTTCCCCGTCCAGTCCACGTTGGGATCGTAAGAGTAGGCGTAGTCATCCGGGGTTGCCGTTTCCAGCTTGCCCTTGTACTGTGGGAACTGGGCTTCCAGGTCTGCCGTCTCCGCCACGCCTGCGATAAACAGGTTCCGACTCTGCTGAATGTCCTTGATCCCCGGCTCCCAGTAAACGTCCAGCAGGTCGAGATCGTGAATATCAATGTCGCCCAGCCCATTTTCCTTTTCTGGGTCCCACCCGATGAAATACGCACCGGTGCCGTGTTTCAGCTTGCCCCACCAGGCATCCGCATACACGTCCTCAAACTCCGCCGCCTCCATGACGCAGGGGAGAATGGAGGACAGCTTCTTGGCCTCCTGCTGGTCTCCCGCCTCTCTCGGAAGCACGTTCGGCTCCGGGTAGTTGTCCATAGCGTCGGCGTGCTTGTTGGTAATGGCGTTAAACAGCCATGCGGAGGACGGCTCCGGCACATCCGGGTTGAACTTCTTCCGCACCGCTTCCCAGTGCCGCACCCGATACCACAGCTCATCCTCTTTCAGGCGGTTTTCCAGCAGGCTCTTGCCGTCCTTGTACTTCCGCACCGTCTCCGCCGCCTTGCGGATGTCATCCACCTTGATTGCATCCCCGGTGGCCATCTGCCCTGCGGGCTGCGGCTGCAGCTGAGGCATGAGACTTCCAATCCCCATGCCAATTGCCTTATTGAATAAGTCCTGTCTGTCCATACGTCCTCCATCAGTATTTCCGGAACCATGCGTAATCCCGGTCCTCCGGCTCGTCCGCGTCCAGAGGGCTGTACGGCTTCACCGCTGCCGGAACCCGAATGGTCTGCGCCACCGGGTATTCCATGCACATATACCGGCACTCGTCATAAATATGGTCCTCGCCGTCGGTGTCCACGTCCTCAACGTCCGTCTCGCTATATACCAGATTCGGCACCGTCCGGATGAAATGCCTGCAGGTGTCGAACACATACAGCATGGGGATGCCCTGCCCATCAAAGGCTAGTCGGTTGTGTATCTGCATCTTCCCGTTCAGCCGGTCATGCTGTCCGGCCTCCCAAAACACGCCCTTGCGCTCCATCACCGCCGCCACGCTCTCCGTGCCACTGTTGCCGAAGATGGCCGGGTCTGCCACGCCCCGCACCGTCCGCCCCTGCAAATTGGGGTCCTCCCGCTCAATGCGGCGTATTTCTTCCGCCACATGGTCCGGTGTCCACTTCACGCCCTCATTGGGCGTTCCCGTGCAGCCGTACAGTTCCCGGATGCGGTAAAGCCGCCGGTCCTGATCCACGGCGTACCAGCCCACGGAGAAGGGCCGCGTATAGCCCCAGTCCATCGCCCGCCACACATTCCAATTTCCCGGGATACGGAAGGGTTCGATGACGTGGGTCTTGATATGGTCTCTGTAATGCTCACGGTCATTGATCCATTCGCGGAACACTTGGCCGGAAAAGCTGTCCCAGTTGCCGTCCAACAGCGCTGCACGCTCCGCCTCCGGCAGGGACGCCAGGTTTAAAATGTAGTTGGGGTCATTCCGCAGAAGCGCGGCGTTGTCCGTCACCTTTGCCGGAATGAAGATCCGGCTGCGCCTGCCCTCCTGCTTTTTGCCGTCAGCCCCCATCCAGGAAACATCCTGCCAGATGGTCTGCATGGGCGGAGCCGCCGTGATAAAGCGGTCTTTCACCCATCCGTGGCCGATGCCGCCGGGGTTCGCCGTGGCCCGCATATAAACCCGTGTTCCCGGTCCATTGGGCCGGTTCCGGGAAAACATGTAGCTGTATTCCTCCCAGGTGAAATGGGTCAACTCGTCAAACGCGATAAAGTCATACGCCTGTCCCTGATATTTCACGCGGTCTTTGGTGTACTGCATGGAGCCGAAAATGATTTTCGCCCCGCTGGGGAATGACCATGTGTGGCTGCTGCCGTTGTATCTGGCTTTCGGGTATACGCGCGGATAATAGGAAAGCGTCTTGTCAATCAGCTCCGCCAGCTGCGGATAGGTCTTTCGCAGGATCAGACCCTTGTACCACGGGATATCCACCTGCCGCAGAGCCTCGATCACCAGTGCGTCGCTCTTGCCGCCTCCGGCAGCGCCGCCATACAGCGCCTCCCATTCCGGGCGGCTCATAAAAATAGCCTGTCTCGGCTGCGGCGTCCAGACAACATTCACAGCTTTTCCTCCGGCAGCACCGACGGCATTTGCACCACGCCGGTACCCGCTTCATCCGCGCCCCTGCCCTGTACCTGCGTCCACTTGTCAATCAGGGTCCCTAACGCCGTTGTGATCTGGCTGGGCGTTGCTTCCGCCAGCTTCTCAGGGTCATTCAGTACCGCCAGCCCCTTTCCGATGATCTGGCATACAATGTCCCGCTGGCTTTCCATGTACGCGAGAATGTCCGCTGTGTTCTGGTCTTTTTTCTGTTCCAGTTTTTTCTCGACTTCTCCCGCTTCTTTCAGGACTTTGTTCGCGGCGTCCCACGAAACCTTGTTCTTTTTCGCGGCAGCATTCACTGACTGCGTTTCCAGATAGTCCGCCAGTATTTTCTTTTTCTGCCGGTCTGTCAGACGCGCAGCCATTGTCACCACCTCGCACTTTTATTTGCTACCAGCCCCCACCCCTTGGCCTTACATAGCAGACTTTACCCGCCCCGAAGGGCTACAACACCGCCCACATTGGGCGCTATTCTTTTCACAGGTCCCGGCATTGCGATCTGTTTGAATTGCTTACACAGCGGCCTAATCATACGATTGCCGCCACCACGCCACATCCATTGAACGCCTCGGCACTCGCGCAGATTGTAGCAATGCCGGTATCCCACGGAACTTTTCAGCCCTGCGCCGGTATGTCGGTCGCATCCGTTTCTTCATTCATAGGCCGGAGCCAGCAAAATAATGATTATTCGCCCTGCCGCTTTCATACAGCGCACAGGCAAGCCCCTTGTAGCGGTCTTACCCTTCCGCGGTGCCGCAATGCGGTAGCATACATCTGGTACGGCATTGCAGTCCTGCCCTGCTTTAGCGCTTCAGGGAAAATCCCCGTCACTCGCTGTGGCCTCCCCTTACGGGGCACCTATGCCGTGAATGACTCCCCTGGGCCACATCGTAGAGAGGTGTGGGGAGTCCTGTGCCGCATGGCGGGTGCGACCCGCCGCCCCTGATCGTGGGGTACATCGTGCGTGCGGCATATAGTCCCCGGCATTCCGCCGGGGTTGGAGAGAGAAAGGATGAAAATGGAGGAAAGAAAAGGATGTGTGAGATACACTCCCACACATCCATTGTCGCACTGTTCAACAGCGTTTTTCCCCTTAAAAGGGGAATTTTCAATTTTTATTATGAGGCGCTGAAATATTTACCATCAGTGGATAATCCGTCCGCCCCATGAGATAGTCAACAGACACCCCCAGTTCATCCGCAAGGTTTTGAAGGGCATCCATAGACGGCGTTGCTTCGCCCATTTCATAACGCCGCACAGCGTCCGAATGTAGGCCGCACCGTTCCGACAACACATACCGCTTTATCCGCTTCTGCTCCCTCAACTGCCGCAGCCGCTCCGGGAATGTACTCATGTTATCACCTCGGTCATACGCACTCCCCAATTCCCCGCAGCAGTGCCACCAAGTCATAAAAACAATGCGGGTCTAACCCGGTCTCTTTCTTGATGCGCTCAAACCTGTAGTCCGCCGTATTGCGGTGCATATAGACCTGCCGTGCAGCCTGCTCCAGGATCATGTCGTTTTCCGCATATGCCCTTAGCAGGGCTTTGTCATCGCTTGTCATGTTGCCTCCCATATGTCACTTTCCGCAGTTCGTGATACCGCTCCGGGAATGGTCTTAACTCCTGTTTGCCGCCGATGATCTGGGCCATCACCCGGTCCATGTGCTCCTGCATCACGTCCGCCGCCGGGTCGTTGGAATTGAGGGCGGGCGTGTACTCCTTTTGGGTCTGCTGCCACGCCTCCGTCAGCCGCATGATCCGGTCATACCCCCAGCCCTCCGTCTGGTGGAGGGTCATTTGCAGGGTATCGATCATGTACTGGGAGGTTAGCCGCTGGGCGGCGTCTACTTTCGCCTGGGCGAATTGCTCGGCAAAGGCAATCATGCCGGATTGTTTAGCCATCCCCGCCGTCCTTTCTTTCGCCGTGACTGCAAAAGCCATCTGGCGGCATTGGTTCGAATGTTTCCCAGCAGATGGGGACGTCTCTGGTTCCGGGTCCCCAATCTTTACAGTCCTTGCAGCGAAGTACCTGAACCACATCGGCGGCAGGCAGCTTGCCGATAGCAATTTCAGCTTCACACAACTTGCGATACATTGCGTGTTCAAAGCCTTTGAATGGCTTAAACTGCTGAAATTCGTTCTCTAATTCGATCAGCAGATTGACCACTTTGTGTTTCTCGATGTACTCATCCATCTTATTTCCTCCCCAACAAGTACAGTTTCAGCCACAGGGGGATGTCGGCGGTCAAAATGCTTTTGAAATAAAACACGATAAACGCAATGCCAGCGGCTATAACCAGCGTCCAAAAGGCTATAATCAGCCAGTCTTTCAACTTCATTCAGCACCGCCATCCTTTCTCTCGCCGAAGCCGCAAAAGAACGTCCTTGTGTCCTTATCAAATGGCAAAAACGCGATGTTTGTTTTAGGGCAAAATGCGTACATATCTTTTCGATTCCACACGCACAAATGCTTGCAGTCCTCACACCGCACCACAGGCACAACACCCTTCCTTGCATCGTCGAAACCTTTCTGATACTGCTCACGGTCATAGCGGAGCGCTCGGATTAGTTCATCCCTATCAACGGTAATGTCAGCCCGCTGCACGGCTTTGAGAATTTCACCCTCAAACTGCATTTCAAGATTTCCTTGGAATACTTTAATTGGCGATTCATACATGGTCAGCACCTCCGTCCATCTTTGCCCCGCAGTTGGGGCAGTAATTGCTTCTGCGATCATTCCACATATCGCAGCAGCTTGATACACCTCCTTCGGCAACAGTAACACCGCTTCTATAATGGTCCATCCACCGCCCATGCACCACCGGCGCAACGTCGGCGGCTGCTGGCGAGGCAACAATCTCCATTGCCATGGCACCGTCGTAACCGTCCACCCATTTCGCCGCCATCACCGCTTTTACGGCAGTTTCCCGGTCAATGTATTCAGCCATGGTCAGCCCTCCTGTTTCAGCTCTTGCACAGTCTGGTGGATACGCTTCGCGCAGGCAGGGCATATTTCCCTCACATCCACTATGACATCCACTATGTCCGGGACGCTTGCGTAAATGCCAGCGTTGTTCTCCATGCTGACCTTATAAGTTTCCTGAAGATTGTGTATTTCTTTCCCGCAAAGATCACAAAAATGCTTAGTCATGTTCTTTCCCCCCTCCTGTTCCACGCCTCAGTTACGGCGTTTTCACAGATTTCACGCTCGTTATATTTCCCGTTAGGCATATTGATGCCGACAACAGGACTTCTCGCATGGCATTTCATACACCGGATGCTTACGGAACAATGTTTCTCCCAACCGTTCTGAAAAGTGCGCTTGCTGTCGATTTTGAGATTTGTGCCGCCGCAGAACGGGCACGGTTTTAGTTCAGCCATCCTTCATTGCCTCCAATGCTTTCCCCGCCGCATCACGGGTGAGGAATACGGTCTTGCCGATTTCATTAACCGGTACGCCAAAAATGGATTTATCAACAAACCCGGCTACAATATCCCATTCAATGAATGTACAAAACAATTCCACGCGAATTGCCTTTACTCGGTATTCGCTTATGGTTTTTCGACTTGTAACCTCATACACCGTATCTCCCGCTTTGCACGGCGGTACCACCAGCCGTCCGGCTCTGTCGGCCTCGGCCAGTTCGCGTAAGCGGGTATAACTGCAAATGCTCTCCAAATCAGCAAGACGCATCAGCTTCAGTGCGATCTCGTCTGCCTTATCTTTCGGCAGGACTTCCTCCGGCTCAAGCCCCGTGTCCTCGTAGGCGGCAAGGCGCTCCTTGAGGCGATTGCGGCAGTACAGCGCGGTGCAGTCAACCATCGGTTTACCATGCTTACCCGTCCAATCTGCTTTGCACTTCTCGCAGTCCATCATTGCCTGTCCATCGGTGTCGTACTTTGTCAGTCGTTTCATCTTCTTACCTCCTCCATCGGCATCCGTTACAGGCCCCCTCATGGGCCAGCGTGTAGTTTCCACATTTCAGGCACAGTTCGTTCCGCAGTGCGTCAATTTCTTTCGCCTGCGCTTCGATCCGGTCAGCGGCTTCCGCCAGGTCTTTTTCCAGCCCTCCCAGCGGATTCATCATGTCCCCATTTTCCCACCAATCCGCGTGCTCACGCAGCGCATTTACGAGGTTTGTATCTTTCATAGTTCCTCCCTTATATCTCCGCCCCATTGCTCCGCCCCATTGCTCCGCCATGGCCTGGGCGACTCCGGGGGTAAGCAAGCGTATACGAAAACTTAAATGGCGCTTTAACAGACTGTGACATTCCACTCCGCATCCTCACAAATATCTACGATATGGTCGCACAATGCAGCCGGGATGACAGACCGCTCCACGCTGCCAGCCAGCCCTTGCGTTCCCGTTTTGGCCCCGCGCGGGGCAGAGATATGGCACGGGTCGCCGTTATGACAAGGCGGTTTAAATCTGGGAAGCGGATGATTTGTCCAGATGTCCGTGGGCTTCATTCGGGTGTCCCCGTACTGACAGTATGTGACGGTGTACCGGGGCAGCCCCTCCATCCACGTCATTTTGCGCATCCCTCCACGCGGATTCTCAATGAACCAGTAAGTCGGGCTCAATGCTAAAATCAGCCGCAGCACGTGCTGGTCCACTGCATCGCAAAACTTGGCATACTCGCTCACCGGGTCCAAATTTCCTGTCTCGGGGTTTTTCCGCCTGTGGTGGCTGATGGCCGCGATAGAAAATGTGGTGCAGTCCGGGCTTGCCCAGATCACATCAGGCCGCCCAAACTCCCGCAGCACATCCTCCGCAGTCAGCTTCAGGATGTCAGCATATAGGTCGATGCGGTCAAATCGTTTGTCCCACTCTACGGAGTACACCTTGTGGCCCCGGGCCTCGAACGCCTTCCCTATAGAGCGCGTCCCGGCAAATAGCTCAAGCACCTTCATCCATTGTCCTCCTCATCCGTCGCAGCACCCGCCCGGAACGCCTTGCAGACTTCCTGCGATTCCTCGCAGGCTATCAACACTTTCATGCGTCTTCCACCTCCGCAAGCCAGAACGCCTTTCGGCACTCAGAGCATTTAGGTCCGCCGCACTCTTTTCGCATCTTTTCGTAAATATTGCAAGGGCACAAAGTTAGACAACCATCCGTTTTGCCAACATCTGCCCCCGGAAACATCTTCAAGAACTCGCTCTGGCGGGTTTTGGCGGGATGCTTCTCGGCCCACTGTTCAACAATGGCGACTTTTTCCTCGGCAGATATGGCGCTGTAGCTGCTATCGAGCTTACAAGATGTATTATCACCAGCCGGACACGACCAGCATTTGCTATAATAATCATTGCACATTCTCATGGCCGCACGGGTAAACTTAACTGCATCCATCATTCTGCCTCCTCAATGGTGACCTCCACGCGGGAGGCTCCGGTTGTCTGATACTTCCGCACGGTCAGCATCGCGATTGCGCTGTCATCGTTGTAGGAGTGGCCGTTCAGCGCGTCCAGAATGGCCTTCGCCAAGTTGTCAGCGTCAGGGCGCTTGATGTGGGGCGTCCCGTCCAGCGCAGCGGCCTTTTTCTTCGATGTACTCTTGGGCACCGTAAAGAACGCCGTGACGGTGGCCGTCAGCGGGATGCCGTCCGCAAAGCCTTTCCCGCTCTGGCACTGCCTGCACTGGACCACCTTGTTCTCATACTCCCGCGTTTTCTGCGGGGTGTAGGTGTGGCCGTTTTTCATAAACCGTGGACGGCCCTTGCCTACCGGAATACCGGGGACCGTAAATTCAACCTTCATCGCTTTTCTTCCTTTCCGTCAATGATGACCTGCACCACCCGGACGCGGCCCAGAGGCTCCAGCAGCATGGCCACCGCCTCCTTGGTTGCCAGCAGGTCACCGTCCTCATGGACGTCAATCACAAGCCTTGTCATGCGCCCTCCTTGGGTCTGCCCGGAACTGGGGGCCGGTATAGATTTTGTAAGATTTGGCAGAGAAATTTTCCGGGCCACGGTCCAGGTGGTTCCGGATGATGCTCGGTTCCGCCTTCCAGCCGGGGACGGGTTCCCCTTTTGCGGACCATGAACAACCGCCGCAGGCGTTGGCGCAATCCCAGCAGGGCTGGCTATGCGGAGCAATGTAGCAGTCCGACAGCTTAATATCCGTAGCCATTACACATACCCCCAAGCGTCCTCGCATTTGAAGCCGGGGCCTTTCGCGCCCTTGCGGCCACCGCGATCCTGTTCTTTGGCAAGCCAGCGAGTAATGAATCCACGCACACCTTTCGGCGTTTTGCGCTTTGCTGGGTTATTTATGCACCATTCCCGCATCTCACGCAACTGCTGTATCACGTCGACAGCAGGGTATACGCCCGCCCATTCCTGGCATTGCTCCTGCGATACCGGATATTCAGTGCCGTCATTGAGGGGGATGGAAACCACCGGCGGGGATGCCGTTTGCGGCTCGCCGCCTACTTCTTCTGGATTCTGGATTCTGGATTCTGGATTCTGGATTGGATTACGGGCACATTTGCTTTCACCTGCTTGCAATTGATTGCACTTGATTTCAGGTGTAATCAATCCGTCAGCAGGTGCCGGGAATTTGCTTACTTTGTTCCTCACCGTCTGGTGCTCGCTCCAGTTCGGAAAACATAGGTACGGTTCTCCGTCAACTTCATAGAGGATCACAGAGCCTATGGTCGCCAATTCTGCAAGCGTCTTACTGATCGTTCCCTCAGTCACACCTTTTCTGCGGGGGAATACAAAGCCTTTGAGCAATTCCGGGTCTGCGCTGCCGCGCCCATAATCATCAACGTAGGTGATCAGGTACGCCCACAATCGGAATTGGAAATCCGACATTGCGTTGATGCTTTTGCTCGTCCTGATGCTATCCTTGATGATCCTGTTCGGCATTCACCCACCGCCTTAGAACGGGAGGTCCCCATCGTCCGCGATTTCGCTGAAACCGCCCTGCGCTTCGCTCTGCGCCGCGTCCCCGCCGTCCCGCTTGGAATCGCCAAAGTACACGTTGTCGGCCACGATCTCGGCGCTGCGGCGTTTATTGCCGTTCTTGTCCGTCCAGTCACGCAGCTGCAAGCGGCCCTCCACCACGGCCATGCGGCCCTTAGAGAAGTACTTGCTCACAAACTCGGCGGAGTTGCGCCATGCCACCACATCAATGAAATCCGTTTCCTTCTCGCCGGACTGGGACTTGAAATCCCGATCCACCGCCACGGTGAAGGATGCCACCGCCGTGCCGCTGTTGGTGCGGCGCAATTCAGGGTCACGGGTCATCCGGCCCATCACAATAATTCTGTTCAGCATGAAATAGCTCCCTTTCTGTAAATCATGTCCTCCCGGTTCCAATCCGGGTAAAATGCTTTCATGTGCGTCACCAGCCGCACGTAGATGCGCTCGCGGTCTCTTAATGGCCCCTCGTCATACAGGCGGTGGCAGCGGGGGCAGAGGGTCACAATGTTCTGTTCAATTCCCTTGCCCCCTTGGGATCGCCGTACCACATGGGCCACAGGTGCGCCTGCGGGAGACCCGCAGATCACGCACTGGTGATTGTCCCGTGCCCATACCACAACTTTCACGGATTGCGGAATGGCCGTCGCCTTTGTCATTTTGTGCATCCCCATTCCTCCATCATCCCCGCCAGCTTGTCCGGAGGCATGGTCTCAATGCCTTGCTCCTGGCAATCTTGAACGATTAAATCAATAAGCCTGGACATTTGCGCGGTATCGTAGGTGCTGGAACCGTAGTACAAAACCACCCTGACGCAGCCGGGGAGCTTGCTTGGCATGGTATCTGTCTGCCAGCCAAGCCCGTTATGCTCCCAACCGCTCTGGAGCTTGTCCGCTGCTTCCGCTGTCACGCACACCGTTTCGTTGTTCCCGCCGATTTCTCGGATATACCGTCGGTAGATTTCCGTTTTGGGAATCCGAAGCTTTTCAGCCAGCCGGTCAATCAACAGCCATGCGTAGGCGTTGGAATCGAGGCTCCGCTTCTCCCGGTGTTCCTTGATCTCCACGTCGTAGACCTTGCCGGGTTTCAGGCTGTCCAGTGTCCGCCGTGCGTCCTTGGTCTGGATGCAGAGCCAGTCCCCGGCACTGTCCATAGACCAGCGGAACGATGTGGCATTAACCTGCTGCATCGTTGGCCTCCTTGGCCTCGGATACGCACTTCTCGCACAGCGCATAGCCGTACAGTTCCTTCGCTCTCGCCGCCAGACGTGCCGCCTTCACCGTGGCCCTGCCGTCAAAGTAATCCATCACCTGACCGCCGCAGCGCTCACAGATAACGGTGGCATCGCCCTGCGGAGGCAATCTGTACTCCGGCTTCTGCCGCGTTGGGATTGCCGGTTCCTTCGGCCTGCTTGGCTCCGGCGTTTCCGCGTCCGGGTCCTTCATTTCCTCGGTGGGGATGCAGAATACCTGAAAAAACGCATATTTCATGGCAATTGCCATCGCCTTGTTGCTGGCCTTGTCTCCGCTGTCCATGCCCTCGCCGATCACAACCGCCGAAACGCTGGTGCCGTCCTCCGCGTAGAACGTGTATCTGATTTTCAGCATGGAATACAGCAGCGTACCGCCCTTGTTGGTCACACGATCCTCCCGTGACTGATCGATCACCTCCGGCACAACGAATACCTTGTGCTTGGACAGGATCGGCTGCAGTGCGTTCATCACATCGTCGATGCCGCGATACTTGAATCCCTGCTGCTGGTTCTTCTTATCCTTCCCGATTGCCGGAATCTCCTGCATGATCGCGGTAATGCTTTCAAAGATATTCATCACTTCACCCCCACGCTATAACCAGCCACCAGCTCCGCGCCGGGGACGGCTTCTGTTTTCAGGATCTTGGCAAGCCCCGCCTTGCTGATGGTCGGCTCCGCATACTGGATGCAGTCCTCATGTGCGTGGTCCTGCAGCCATGCCAAAACGGCGTCAGGATCAGCCACATTCACGCTGGTAGTCTTACGGAAGTTCACCGCGCAGCGGGGGGATTCAAATTTCTGACCCTGCAAAGCATACGCCAGATAGTCCTTGAGACGCTGGGCCTTGTTCTCCGCCGCCTTCTGCCGTTCGGCAAAGGCAAGCTTCTCAGCCTTGTACGCAGCGGCATCCGCCACCAGATTCTTGTAATATAGCGCAATGTTCTCGATCTTCTGATCCCGTGCCATGCTCAGTTGGTCGAAGGCGTCAAAGTCGCTAACCTCGCCGGTCTCCGGGTCTACCAGGGCCGTAATGGCCGCATCAATTTCGTAAAGGTTCATGCTTTCCTCCTATATCTCGCAAACCGCACGGTCTCGCCGTAGCGGTTCTTCTGTGTGACCGTCTCCACGTCCAGCGCCACGCCGTCCCGCCGCAAGTCAGAGACCCGCGCCGTGAAATTGGCGATGCCGCACTCACTCATGGCCTCGGCCCGTGTGATGCTGCCGTGTTCATCCAGATACTTCAAAATTCGCTCACACTGCGTCATATCAGCCCTCCGGGATGTCGATGATCGCCACCCCCATGGCCCGTGCCACGGTCTCCGGGTCGCTGTCCACCGCATCCTTCATCCACTCCTTGAAGCACTCCGGGCAGTAGCACTCGCCGTTGATCAAAAACCCGGGGGCCACGTCATCGTAAAGGCCGGGGTCCATCACCGTGGAACAGTGGGCGCACACCGGATATATCTTGCATCTCATTTCCACGCATCCCCTCTCTGCCACGCCTTCGTGGCGCTGTTCTGGCTGGTGTAACCGCCGGTCTTGGCGCCGCAGAACCCGCAGCGCACGTAATGCTTAAACGGCGCGTCCGTGGATTGCACCCGCTCACCGCTGTCCGTCCCGCACACCGGGCAGGGCGATAGCGGCATCCGCTCTTTTCGATTCCTTGCGTTCATCTCGCACTCACCACCATATACGACAGGGCAATCAATAAAAGCGCCAGAAAGCACATGAAGCCCATCCATGCGGAGGCATCCGCCTTCCGCTGCTCCCGCGTCCGTCTGTCACGCTTCATGCCGTCCCCTCCCCTCAATGAAATCCACGAGCTTGAAGGGCCACGTGGCCGCATACGCCACACCCAGAATTATAAAAAACAGACTCCAATCCATCACCGGCACCTCACTAACTGCGCCAGTTCCTGCGCGTCAAATTTCAAAAGCTTGTCCAGCTTGTCCAGGTCATCCAGCGTCATGCGCGTTATACCGCAGATTCGCTTGCTGACCCATGCGTCCGGCAGGCCCATAGCCCGTTCCATACTTCGCTGGTTCCGGTATCCCCGTAAATGTGCCTTGCTTTCGATCAGGTTCCGGCGGAAGTCGATCCGATCCTGCCGCATATCCCGATTCAACTTTACTTTCGGCATTGCATTTTCCTTTCCCCTGTGCTATACTCAGCACAAGAACACACTCCCCGTTGTTCTGCTTGCGCTCCGCCCGGTCTGATCCACCGGACGGGGCATTTTTTTGCGAGCTCATGTCCGTGTCCTCCGCTTTTTAAGCAGGTCATCCACCGTCACGCCGAAATAGTCTGCAATGGCCTTTAAGGTGTCTACACGTGGGGACGATTCACGCTTGGCCCACTTCCCGATCGCTCCGTTGCCGATCCCGCACCGCTTCTCCAGCTCGGCAATCGTGATCTTGTTCTTCACACACAAACGCTTGACATTTTCGTAGATCAAAGATCTCCCTCCTTTCAGAAACTCAGCATAGAAAATATTGAGGTTTCAAGCTCCCCTCTTGACAAACTGATAGAAAATGCGCTATTATTGTGTTGCAGATACAATTTATCAATTTCTAAAGCTCGCATTTGTGGGGGCTTGGTTTTTGTTACCCTCTGAAAGCTATTATAGTAGCGAACTCGCTACTTGTCAATAGCTAATCCGCTACTATTGGATTATTTTTGCTTATGAATATTCGTAATCAGGCCATCGTTGCTAATATTAAAGATATTGCGACAATGCGCCGAACAACAATTAAACAGATTGAAAAAGATTTAGGTTTTGGAAACGGAATGATTGGGAAGTGGAAGTCTGCGCCCAAAAGCCCTCCGTTTGAAAAAATCGAAATGATCGCAGAGTATCTCGGTGTCACGGTAGATGATCTGACCGGCACCGCAGATACCCAGGCAGAATACCCGGAGCTGTGGGCTGCTGCGGAAGCAAAGATCCGTATGGATGATGCTTTGGCAGGCATAAAAAAAGACGCCCCCGGCCCGCAGGCCGAGAGCGATTTGGAGCGGAGGTTCAGAGCTGCTGCTGCAAAGCTTCCTCCTGATTTTCTGGAGCGTGAGATTGCGTATCTGGAACAGAAAGCGCAGCAGCTGCACGTTCCAACTGATTCAGATATGTAAGCTGTTCCTCCGGTGGCAGGTGCTTCCATAACGTCACCAGCCGTTCGATTGCTGCGTCGTCCATGTTCCGTGCTCCTTTCGTTCGTACATTCGTTCGATTCATGTTTTTTAGTATAGTACTTCTGTTTTGAGATTGCAACCAGAATTTATTAGAAACTAAAAGTTGTGCGGGGGGATATAAATGGATGCAGGGAAATTTATTACATCGTTTTTAGCTGATTTTCTTATTACTGTCATCGCCTACGGATTAGGCCCAATTCTCCTTTTAGAATTTCATAAGGGGCCAATATCTCCCAAAAAGCTAAAGTGGTTTCATATCATCTACACGATTATAGTTTCTTTCACCTTTAATATCATCATGTCTTTGCTTGGGCTTAGACAAGTTGGAAGTTTTACCCCGGCCATTATATGGGGAACTGTTTTCTATCGGATCAATAAAAAGAATTTTGATCAACGGGCAAAAGCCATTCCCTCCGATACCTACACCAAGCAGGAAGCCAAAATGAAACAGTTTGTTGTGGACGATGCCACCGGCGAGGTCATCAGCGAACCGCCTGCCGAAGAACCGAAGCCAATAACCCTGGAATACCATCCCGATTTCCAGCTGCAAGGCCCGCCGGAAGAGCCGGAGCCACCTGTGGAATCTCCTGCGCCGCCCCAGAAGCCCGCTGGGAAATCTTATGCCCCACTGTGCATTGTCCTCGGTATCTTGCTTGCCGCCAGCCTTGCCGGGAATATGGCTCAAAGCTATATGTCTGCAAGCAAACTGGAAGAGATAAACATCGAGATGGAAAGCCTACAAACTGAAGTAAAAAAATTGAATGGCGTAATCTCGTTTCTGCGAGATGAAAACGATCGGCTTGATTCGGAATTGTCCAAGCCAACGCGCGCTTCTGATATACCGCACTTCCGATATACAAGGGGGAACGATCGATAAAGCCCCGTTGAAAACCTTTGCCTTAGAACCCCACATTGGGTTTATTTGTATGATTCCAGTATACCATAGGTAGCAGAAAAAGAAAACCAATAAGTTCCCCCGCCCCGCCGCCTCTGCAACAAGCGGCGGAGCCGGGGGCAGCAAGCTGGGGGGGCTTGCCGTGATGTAACCGTAACAGAAACAGGGTAGGTAGAGCAATTTTCAAATTTGGGTATTCGACACCATCCGACAAATTGTTACAAAACAAAAATTGGTACTCTGCCTGTCCATATCTTGCCTGATTATGCAGGAGGGGGTATTTTTTTGACGATTCAGGAATTATGCAGAGAAAAAAAGAACGCGCTGGGTATGACGGCCCAGGACATTGCCGATGCTTCAAACATCCCCCTCTCCACCGTTAATAATTTCTTCGCCCATGCGTCCAAATCCCCGGCTCTTTATACCACAGCTGGTATCTGTGCGGCACTGGGGGTGTCTTTGGACGCGTTTTTTTGTATCGGCGATCACTGCACCGCCACGGAAGAAACCTTGCAGGCGGAAAAGGACGGGCTGGAACACCGCCTTGAAAATAAGCGGCTGACCATCGGCCTGATGGAGACGGAGTTGAATAACCTACGTCATTCCGTAAAACTATACAGGTGGATCATACTCGGTTTGTCACTATTGATCGTCGGTCTCTTCGCCTGGTGCGTGTGGGTAGATATCCGCTGCGCCAATTACGGATTTTGGAGGGGATAGTGTGAAGATACCAAAAGCAACAAAACTCCCATCCGGAAGTTGGTATGTAAACGTCATGGTAAATGGGCAGCGGATTTCCATCACCATGCCCACGAAGAAGGACGCGGAGCGGGAAGCGGCTGCTCTGAAATCCGGCGTCAAAAGCGCCCGGCATAATATAGCCCTAACCGTGACGGAAGCATTTGACCGCTATATAGACAGCAAAAGCGCCATCCTGTCCCCGGCCACCATTGCCGGATACAGGCGCATCCAGAAGAATTTACTTGAGCCTATCGCTGCGTATCCGCTATCCAACCTCACGCAGGAGCAGGTGCAGCGGTGGGTGAACCAGCTCACCAAGCAAGGAAAGAAGCCAAAAACCGTCTCCAACGCTCACGGCCTGTTAAGCGCCGTTATCGGAGCCTACCGCCCGGAAATGGTTCTCCGCACCACCCTTCCTCAAAAGGTGAAACCGGAAATATCTATCCCAACCGAAGCCGAGCTGTCCGCCATATTTGACGCGGCAAAAGGCACAAAATACGAGCTGCCGATCATGCTGGCCGTCTGGCTGGGCTTGCGTGCTTCTGAAATACGGGGCCTGAAATGGGAAGATATTAACGGCGAATATATTTCCGTCAAGCGGGCTATCGTCCAGGGCGAAGCTGGCCCTGTCGAAAAAGGGACGAAAACTTTCAGCGGAACCCGCACCCTGCATCTGCCACCATATCTCGCCGCGCTGATTCAGGCACAGGATCATTCCAAAGAACACATTGTAAATTTGTCCGGTCACGCCATGTATAACGGCTTTGAACGTATCTGTGAAAAGGCAGGAGTTCCCCATTTCCGCTTCCATGATCTGCGGCACATGAACGCCTCTGTCATGCTGGCAGTCGGCGTCCCTAATAAATACGCGCAGGAACGCATGGGTCACGCCACAGACAACATGCTGAAAACCGTCTACCAGCATACGATTCAGGAAGAGCAGAAAAAGTATTCCGAAGAGATTGACCAGCGCTTTGAAGAGCTGCTTCAACTCTCTTAATTTTTTCATTTTTCATCTGTAATTCATCTGTAATTTTATTTGCAAATGGATCTTTCCCTTGCCGATTATCGTTAAGGCTTGCCATTTTCGGAATCCATGAAACCGTTGAAAGCAAAAGAAAAACCGGGAATCCATTGTGGATTCTCGGTTTTCTCATTTGGTGGAGCCGAGGGGAGTCGAACCCCTGTGTTTTTTCTTAAAACTATTGCAATTACAGCATTTCGCAGTTTTTCATCTGTAATTCATCTGTAATTTACTTGGGGTTTACGATCCCGTGATAATACGCGCCCAGCTTTTCCTTTGCTCCCGGGCCGTCCTTGTCCATCAGAAATGCCCTTGCCATATCTGCATAGAACTCTGCAATGGACACGCCGTATTTCTCCGCCACGATGGAATAGTCGGAATACATCATGTTCATGGTGATCCACCAGCAGGGCCGAGAAACCTTTTCCCA